TGCATTGCGCCGCCAAGTAATCCGCCTATTCCTTGGGCAAGACTACTTAAACTTCCTTGTAGTCCTTGTAAAAAGCTATCAACTGTAATTTCAACATCTGCTTGTGTAGGATCTTGTATGCTGGTTCTTGCAGCAGCAGGCGAATCTGTAGGTATTGTTCCTGATCGTGTAACACCTGCTCTTGCTGCGGCTGCTGCTCCACCACTTGCACCGCTTATACTGCTGCCACCTAAGGCAGGAAGTCCTGGAACTGCTGGTAAATTTACACCTAATTGTCCTGCAACACTATTCAATTGATCGGCTATGCCGCTTTGAGCTATAGCTGCATTCAAAGCACTGTTCAATCCACCTTCAATAGCACCTTTTAATCCACCATTTAATGCACCTGCTATACCGCCAACTATTAAATTATCTTTGATAGACAACGAAACACTAATGTCTTGCACAGCAGATGATATACTTGCTACAGTTGCACCACTAACAAATTTATTTGCTGCACCTGCTTGACTTATTCCATTGGCTGTAACTGCCCATGTGCGAGAAATATCTTCAGCAAACCCTGGTAAATCACCTTCAACCAATCTCCGTTGTGCATCAAGAGCTCTACTTTGCAAATATTGCTGCGGTGTTGTTTTATCTGATACTACTGCCCCCGTCATAGTTTTACTCCTTGCCCAAGTCGTTCATTATTGTTCTGTCAGTTTGCACAGTCCTATCTTCAGGATGTATATCTTGGCTTTCTGTTACATTTACTGAATCTGTTTTTTCTGGTTCTACTTCAGGTGGATTCCAGTTTTCATGTCCATTCCAAGGTTCATGTTGTGGAACACGTTGTGGAAAATGTGCTTTTAGTGCTGCTTCTGCTGCATTACCGCCATTAAGTTGAACATCAGGTCCACCATCAATCCACACTGTGCCGCCTGCTGTTACAATAGTGTCCTCTCCACTAAGTGTTTGCAAGGAAACACCAGCGTGTATTTTGCCGTCTACACCAACTTTTACTTCTAAGTTTTGTCCAGCTGATTGAAATATCGATTCATTAACAATCATATTAATGTTTCTACCAGCTTCAAAATTAATATCTCTATCTGCAACAAAATTCATGTCAACTTCAGTATGAAAACTTATGCTGTCTTGTGCATAAACATCAAGTTTACCATTGCTAGACATTTCTAGCCAACATGTTCCTCTGCTGTTGTTGATATAAATTAGATCTTCACTGGTGTGCATTAATATTTGTGCGCCAGTTCTAGTGCGTAAACGTATTAATTCGTTGTGTGGCCTTGTTACATCTCCACCTTTACCGCTTGCTTCTTTGTTAACATACTCATAAGGTGTATCTTCAGGTGATCCTTTGCGTATTAATTTGTCATCTCCATCATCAATAACAAAACTGCTACTGCCTAAACGACTTGTATGCACTGTTGCTTGGCTTTCCTTTAAGCCAATCTTGCCTTGTGGTGATCCGCCACGTTTGTCTACAGGCCCTGGTGAGCTAATACCTATTACTGCACTAGGAAATTCACGTTGCGCACTACTAGAAGTAATTCCTCTTATGTCATCTTCTACTAATCCTTGCTCTAAAAGCTGATTCACAAAATCATCATTAATAGGACGTTTGTATTTTATAACATTATTGGTTTGAGGCTTTGTAGTTGACTTGTTATATTCGCCTGCAGGCAATCTTTTGCCTTTTAAATCGCTAGGAACTTGTCCTGTAAGTTGTTCTGTTGCTGGTTGTCCTCCTGGAACCATATATGTCATGCCTTTTTCAGGCACACAAGCAAACCAATATCCAAATTCCCTAGTTCCTTCAACAAATGTCACAAGAACCAAGCTGCCAGGGTCAGGAGGAATAGCCCAAAAGCCATAGCTTTTCTGTGTATCACTGTATTTGTCATTTTTACCAATATTTGCACTCTGTGTTATACCGTAAAACGGACTTGCATAGTAAACTATAGTAGTTTGACCTAATGTTTCGCCTATATTACCTGCTTCTGTAGTTTTTAAAAGCTCAACTTCTAAGCCTCCTAGATAATAAGGATCTGCATGTTTAATAACACGGGCTAGATAAGGTCCAGGATTACGCTCTTGCACTCCTTGGTCTGCTGTGCGTTGATGTTCTGTTTTACCTGCTGTATCTACCATTATCCTGCTCCATAGGGACTATAAACTTGTTGTTCAGGTGATGCATCTTTTACTTTTACAGCTTTGTCTTGTGCTGCAACTTGTTTTATATCACGTTCTTGGTTGCGTCTACGTAATAGTGTTAATCTTTGTGTAAAACGTCCATTTTTAAAATTATTTACAGCACTAACAACCCTATACAATCCACTAAATGCATCTACAGGAACTGTATCTTCTGGAAAATCCATTGTTCCAGTATTTTCGTTATAATCAACTGGTGTTCTAAAGTTTACAACAATGTCAACTTCACCTCTTTGATATTCTATATCCCCGTTTTCTGTTTCATTTTGATCAATATCTTTTGCAGTATAATTTCCCATACCGCTATCAAACACATAATAAGGATCGCCAAGTATTTCAAGTTCTAAACTTACTAAATCTACATTGCTATTAATAATTATGTCATGAAACATACGTGCTGTTCTAATTTTATTGTTATCAATGCCGGCACCACCGCCACCTTGAGTGCTAGAACGCAATTGATCTACCATCAAAACCTGTCCTGATGAACTTATTGCGCTAGTTGGTTCATTTAATGTCAATTGTCCATCTTTATCTTGGACTACTTTCATTTGTGAGCCACCTGTTTTGAAACTTACATTGTTTTGACCTTGATCCGCCATTGTCGCTGTAAAAAATGCAGCATTGATATTAATATCAAAACTAAGAATATCTTTACTTTCTCCAGTGTAGATATAATTGTATTCTTTTACTACCTTATCTTGCAATGCATTGTAGTTTAACCCAGGATCAGTTGGTTTTTGAAAGTGACTTGTATGAACTTTATAAGGAACAATCTTATAATGATAAGTTTGTGCAGGAGCACCGTTTAGTTGTTCGGCTTGTGCACCAGGTTTTATATAAACTTCGCTGATAATCTTGAACCATTCAACCATTCCGTTTTCATCTGGAGCTCTTTCTTTTACATTTTTTGCCCATTCACTTGTAAGCACCACTTCTTCAATTACTCTAGTAACTTTTGAACCGCTTGGAAAGGCAAAAACACGTTCATCAGGACTGATTACGTTTTTACCACGTGTCATTACCTTGTTTTTACTATCATAAACCTGTCCTGTTTGGGGCATAGGTGCTTGTCCCATGTCTTGGAACGCATCTATTATTTTATTGTTACCTAAACTGTTAACACTACCAGATGCTTGTGATAATTTTGATAGTCCTTCGCCAATGCTGCTTTTTGTAAACACTTGTCCTGTTATCATACTGATAAATGCTTCAAAATCTTGTGGTGCTTGTGCTCCTAAAAAGCCTGTAATACCTTGAAATAATCCATTTACATCGCCTTCTTTAAAACTGGTAAGTAATCCTCCAATGCTTGCGCTGAGTCCTCCAGCAAAACCGCCTCCAAGTGCTCCACCAAGTGCTCCACCTAGTGCATTTTGTCCTATATTCTTATTTCCGCTTAGAGCACCGCCAATTATACCTCCAACAGCGCCTTTTACAATGTTTCCAAATAGTCCGCCGCCTTTTTTACGTGTGCTTTTACCAGGCATAGTAGCACCTTGATCGTTATTACTAAGTCTTTGAGCAGGTGTAAGTCCGGTAGCAAATTCATTTGGAAAACTAATTACAATCTCATCAGCTGTGCTTAGTTTATTTGCCTTTCTAAGTTCTTCAAAACGACCATTCATAATTGTAGTCAAACTTTGTTCGCCGTTTTGTAGTATTTCTACTACTGTCTTACCTTTTAATGCTAAATCTGTTTTTGTTTGTTCAACATTATCTAAAAATGCCTGTTCATTCCAAGGGATACATTCAACTTGATATGTGGTTCCGTTTTCTGCAATGTTAAATTCAACATTTGTAAATTTTAAAGGAAACATTCTTTTCAAATTACGACCATCTTCGACTACAAGTATATCTCCATCATCGTCATAACCAATAAATTCAACTGTTAACAAGAACGGTGCTTGCAAATAGTTTGTATAGCCTGCTGTGGTAGCAGCAATTTGCAAGGTTTGCAAAAACAAACCCATACTATAAGGTTCTGTAACATTAAACTCTATAAATGTTGCGTTTGTAGTTCTTGTTTTACTGTTAGGAACCATAAGTCCTTCAATAGATACATCATCAATGAAGTATTCTAATTTCTTACCAATAGCATCTTCATATGCTGTTGTAATCTTGTTTTCTGCGCCGCCGCCGCTGCGTAGAATTTGTAAAAGAGGTTCTCCTACTCTATATGTTTCATCTGGCATGTTAACTTCGTCCACTGTCAACACCGACAGCGTAAAAACATTGTTGAAACTTGCAAATTGATGCAACATGTTAGGTTTTATAGTCATTAGATACCTAAGGCCTTCTGTAATGCGCTTTTCTTTGGTAAAAATATTTTAACACCTGATTTAAAATCAAATACAGGATCTTTTAATATGTCTAAATTACGCTGAGCAAACACCCACCATAACTTTGGAGTGCCATATAAGTCATAACTTAACAAATCTGGACGAAAATTATATTGAGCTTCTACTTCGTATAGGTAATCGTCATCATCTGCAGGCACCGGACGTATTTTTAATATATCAAGTTCGCCACTTTCTGTTATTGTTGTATTAGAATATGGACTTGTTTTAGTATATGTAGCCATTAGATAAATCCTTTATCAGTTAAATCTCCGTTTACAAACTTGTCAAGACTAAATTCAGCAATTCTACCTCTACTGTATGTTGGTCTAACAGTAATTGCAATTGTGCTATTACGTGGAACCATTTGATATTTTGGTGCATACGAACCAACTTGTTGTGCATTTTCAACAGGAACACGGATATAATCAACATTGTTAGGCAAATCACTTACAAAACTTGTTACAACAACAGGAACATTATTCAAAACAAAGTCGCCATAGCCGTTTAACTTACACAACGGAGGTGGTGCACCTTTGTTACTGCTGTCTCCGTAAAACATTTTTGTAACGCTACGGAAGAAATGTGTTGCGGCTATCCAGTATCTACCTTCTTCTTCGCTTTGCACAGGAAATTCTCCTGTAATAGCAATCTCGTTTACACTACTATTCACGTATTGAGGATAAGTATAGTTAGTATGAACCGGTGCGATACTGTCATATTGAGCCATATACTGCACAGCAATAGTAGGAACAATAGGAAAGACAACATTGAAACCAGTGTCAGCTAAAGGAGTTAATAAAGGACTAGATCTAAACGTGGCAAGATCAGGAACACTTATTTTTACACGCCAATCATCCCCAATATCTGAGTTTAAAGGAGCCATAGACGCTATTTTTGCATCTTTTTTCAAAGGCTCTGCACCTGCAGGAATGTTTCTTGCACGGTGCCTACTCATAAGTTGATTAGCATTTGAACCTGTGAGATCACTTAAATTTTGCTTTGAGTAACGGTTATTAGCATTGAACTGTGTTAGTTCACTACCATTACTTGCAGGTGTGGTTTGAAAGGTATTAGCCATTTATTTCTCCTATACATTATTTAGTTGACAAAATTAAGTGCATAGTTTATTATGCTATAAAAGGAGTCTATATTGGCTAGAAAAGTAAATTATTTAAACAACAAAGACATGTTAGCTGAGATACACAAGTCAAAAGCAACATTTTGCAGCTATGTGTCGCCAGAATACGCTGACTATGATATCATTTTACCAGAAATTGCAAAAATTAACATTAGAACAATAGCAGAAGCAAAGCGTAACAAGGCAAAAAAGCAAGGACAAACTGCATATGAAGCAGCTAAAGCAGCTGGAAAAAAGGTAAAACTTGCAGAATTTGAAGTAGATTATAGAACAATAGAAAAAACAGACTTGGTGTTTCGTGTTATGATGTTTGATCATATACCAGACGAACCTGGACGTAAGAAAAACCCTAAAACTGTTGCAGATCACAAAACAAAACTAAATTTTCCACCATTTCAACACTTCAAGTTTGACGAGAACGACAATTTAGTGTGCATAGGCAAGTCACATTGGATAGGCGGAATGGAAAACGGACATTTTAGTAAAGAACATGGTAAAGCAACTAACAAACTTGCCATGATGTGGCTAAAACTTGTTGATAGATACTCTACACGAGGTAACGTTAGAGGTTATACATACAAAGACGAGATGAAAGGCCAAGCAATACTCCAACTAGCTCAGATAGGACTACAATTTGATGAATCTAAATCCAACAATCCTTTTGCTTATTATACCGCTGCTGTTACTAATAGCTTTGTGCGTGTCATTAATTTAGAAAAGCGAAATCAAAACATACGTGATGACATACTTGAAATGAATGATTACAGTCCAAGTTACACAAGACTACACCAAGGTGAGTGGGAAGCAGCACTAAGAAGGCAAGAAGAACAAAAATCTGGTTGATTTTGTTAGATTTTCTTGCTATAGTAGTATTCAATACGGAGAAATTATTTGTTTAAGAAAGCAGCAGTGTTTACTGACATACATTTAGGTATGAAGGGTAACTCACGAGTTCATAATCAGGACTGCGAAGCCTATATCGATTGGTATATCAAACAAGCCAAAGCTAATAACTGTGAAACAGGCATCTTTTGCGGCGACTGGCACCATAATAGGAACAGTTTGAACCTTACAACCATGGATACAACCATACGATTGCTAGAAAAGCTAGGCGAATCGTTTGAGAAGTTCTACATGTTTGCTGGTAACCACGACTTATACTACAAAGACAAACGTGATGTGAAGTCAACTGAGTTTGCAAAACACATACCAGGCATTACTATGGTAGATGAAATGCAAGTTATAGAAGATGTTGCACTAGTTCCATGGTTAGTAGGCGACGAATGGCGTAGAATAGAGAAGTTACAAGCCAAATACCTGTTTGGACACTTTGAATTGCCTAGCTTCTATATGAATGCCATGGTGCAGATGCCAGATCACGGTGAACTAAAGTCGGAACACTTCAAGAATCAAGAGTATGTGTTCAGCGGACACTTCCACAAGCGACAGAAGCAGGGTAAGATACACTACATCGGTAATGCTTTCCCACACAACTATGCAGATGCTTGGGATGATGACCGTGGTATGATGATATTGGACCGTGAGAACGATGCAGAACCAGAGTATATCAACTGGCCAGATTGTCCTAAGTATAGAACAGTCAAGTTATCACAGTTGATTGATGAACAAGAGACACTTATCAAACCAAATATGTATCTTAGAGTTAACTTAGACATTGATATCAGCTATGAAGAAGCAAGTTTTATCAAAGAAACCTTTATAGATCGCTTTGGTTGTAGAGAAATAACACTTATTCCACAAAAACAGTTGGAAGAAATAAACACCGACTTGGATATTACACAATTTGAAAGTGTCGACCAGATTGTTAGTAAGGAAATACAAAGTATCGACACAGACAGCTTTAACAAAAAGCTACTTTTGGACATTTATAACGAATTAGCATGATAAAAATTAAAGATTTAACTGTAAAAAACTTTATGAGTGTGGGTAATGTTACCCAAGCTGTTGATTTTAACAAAGAACAGCTAACACTTGTGCTTGGTGAAAACTTAGACCAAGGAGGTGACGACACTGGATCAAGAAACGGAACGGGCAAGACAACAATAATTAATGCACTGTCTTATGCCTTATACGGCCAAGCACTGACTAACATCAAACGGAACAATCTTATTAACAAGACCAATTCCAAAGGTATGTTAGTCACCCTTAACTTCGATAAAGATGGCAATAGTTATCGGATTGAACGTGGCAGGTCGCCTAATGTTCTTAAGTTTTACATCAACAATCACGAACAAGTAGATGCAAACATTGACGAATCACAAGGCGATAGCCGAGAAACACAAAAATCTATTGCAGAACTGTTAGATATGAGTCACGATATGTTCAAACATATTGTTGCACTCAACACATACACAGAGCCTTTCCTCAGTATGAGAGCAAATGATCAACGTGCAGTTATTGAACAGTTACTTGGTATTACTATCCTTACTGAAAAAGCCGAATTACTTAAAGAAAAAACAAAACAAACAAAAGATTTTATTACAGAAGAAACATTAAAGATTAATGCAATAGAAGCAAGTAACAAAAAAATTGAACAAAGCATCGAGACACTGGCTGGTAGACAACGTGCATGGCTTGCAAAACAAAAGAAAGACTATGAAAAACTAGAAACTGCTATTGAAGAATTAGAAAAACTAGATATTGATGCAGAACTAGAAGCACATGATAATTTAACTAACTGGACAGAACTAAATAATCGTCTTACTAGCCTTAACAAAGAAAAAGCAACACTTGAAGCTGCATTATTAAGAGCAACTAAAAGTGTTGACAAGGCGGAAAAGGATTTTACAGATTTAGATGACGCTATTTGTTATACTTGCGGTCAAGAACTTCATGCAGACAAGAAAAAAGAAATTGAAACACGCAAACAAAAAGAATTAAGCGATGCACTTGCTTATCAAACTGAGGTTGCTGATAAATTAGAAGCTACTATGGGCTTTCTCAACGAGATTGGACACATAAACGGACGACCAAACACGTTTTATGAGAGTGCCAAAGAAGCATATGAACATAGAAACAACGTAGATAATCTTAAGAAAACACTGATAAGTAAAACGCAAGAAGAAGATCCTTATCAGGCACAGATTGACGACTTAAAAACAACAGCACTACAAGAAATTGATTGGAATGCTGTAAACACATTAACAAATTTAAAAGAACACCAAGAGTTTCTCCTTAAACTCCTGACCAATAAAGACAGTTTTATACGTAAGAAGATTATTGATCAGAACTTGGCGTATCTAAACAACAGGCTAACTTACTACTTAGATAAACTAGGCTTGCCTCATCAGGTCAAGTTCTTAAATGATCTGTCTGTTGAGATTACTCAACTAGGACAAGATTTAGATTTTGACAACTTATCAAGAGGCGAACGCAACAGGCTAATACTAGGCATGAGCTGGGCATTTAGAGATGTTTGGGAATCATTGTATCAAGGCATCAACTTGTTGTTCATTGACGAGCTTATTGACTCAGGTATGGACACTGCTGGTGTTGAAAATAGTTTGGCTGTGCTCAAGAAGATGGGCAGAGAAAGACAGAAGAATGTATTCTTAATTTCACACAAAGACGAACTTGTTGGTAGAGTCAATCATGTTATGAAAGTTATCAAAGAAAATGGCTTTACTAACTATGAAAACGATATTGACATAGTAGAATGACAGACGACACACACGACTTGTTGATGCAGAAAGTAATGGACTACCTCAAAGCAAGTGAGGAGTTTGAAACACGGCCAAGTAAAAATACTAGCCGCACAGCAAGACGTGAACTACGAGAATTAATGAGACTAGCAAAGGCAAGACAAGACGAAATTATGAATCACTACAACGAAGTGCTTGAAGGATTTCGTAAAGATCAAAAATGGCAAGGCAGAAGAAAACACCCACTTATATAGTGTATGAGTTGGACATACAAAGGTAAGAAAGTAGAATCAATACCTGACGAATACGAAGGCTTTGTATATCTGATCACAAACAAAAAGACAAAACAAAAATACGTAGGCAAGAAGTTAGCAAAATTTAAAACAACCAAGCCACCATTAAAAGGCAAAAAGAACAAGCGTCGAGGCTACAAAGAAAGCGATTGGCGTGAATACTGGGGAAGTTCAGATAGACTGAACGAAGATGTAAAACAACTAGGCGAAAAAA